CGTCAAATTGTTTTGTTAAGCCTGTCTTGCTAGATTCGTTTGGGCCGCCAAATGTCTTAATGTATTCATTTGAATTGGAGCGCCCATAACCACCTATAAGTGATCCATTTAATGTCCCCCAGCCAGCATGACTGAAGTTCGCATATCCGTTAAATCTAGGGTATCTATGTTCAAAAATATACAAATCCAAGAACGTAGATTCATTTATCCAATCGTACTTCTCTTTTTGAGATCCATCATACGGATAATTGTTCTTGATTCGAACAAAGGCATCTGTATAATATTTCTCGGCTGAGCCATAGAACGCAAAATTCTTTGGATCGCTATAGTCCACATTCGGCATAAACCGCACTTTGTCTTTACCGAAAGATTCGATATACTCTTGCGATTCTACTTCTGCTGCTATCTCATCCAGTCCAGATGATTTTACGCTTTTTGTTGATTTGAATAAGTCCTTAAGTTTCATATTTCTCTACTCTAAATTTAAATACTTTGTCGATTGGTTTATAATCGGAAATAAAATCGTCATAATATGCCAATTTTATGCCATAGGTATACCCCGGTTCAAGCATAGACATATCGAAATCAAAATAGCTTCCTGAGCCGTCAAAAGATAACTCTGTATATTTGAGACTCCCAGTTGCGTGTTCGACAACTTTGTAATTATCAATGATTCTAAATATTTCATATGATCCCGATGTTGGTATGTGCAGTTGAGGCTCAGAAACTGCTCTAGTATAAATAGTTGGGCTCCAACCTTTTAATCTAGAATAAATTCTGAATCTTGCAGTTTCTTGACTATCGTATTCTTGCTTTAGATTAGTAATTGAAACGTAATAATCGTTTGTTCTCGTAGTTCCGTCTAGAGAGCGAGTCTCTGGATAAATTGTTCCTGTGTGATATATAGTGGAGGTTCCGTTGTACCATACATCATGAATGGTGTCGGCTGTTCCTGTCATCGCAAAAGAACAACTGTAGATTCCTGTAGATACTTTTGAGCCAGTAACTATCTCTAGTCCACCAGCAGTATTGTTTACTCCGGAGCCATTAACCAATGTCAGTGCATTGCCGGTTGGGGCGGATCCAGAAGAAAGATATAATTTTACATATATGTTGCTTGGATTTCCGGGAATGTTCTTGAGTCTTCCTCCGATGTTGTTGTATAGGTAAAGTGTGTTTAAGTTGTCAGTCGCATCACATAAAGAAGAGCTGTAATAAAAGTTACTTCTGTCGTCTTTCAGGGAAGAGTCCCAACGAGCCTCAATATACGGACGCTTGAAAAAATATTCTGATGATCTGGCTGAGAATTTCTTTGTGTAGTATGAATTAGCATCAGCTATAAAGCTAGAGGATAGTTGAAGTATGTGTCCATAATTGTTTCCAGAGTTGTATGCGGCAGAAGTTTTGAGCGTATCTTCCACATATTTGGAGATGTCAACTTCAAAATCTTCTAACCCAGTATCAAACTCTTGTTCCATAAGGTATGCCGCCGTTGTGTCCACATCGTTTGCGTGTGATGCTCCAGCTGTTTCCCAATTCTGCGTAGAAGTCGCCGCAAGCCAACTTGACTGTCCTGTGTCGGAATAGTCATCTAGATCAATTCCTAATCCTTCATCCCATGCTTTTTTGAGTGGATGAGCCACTATCTTAAAATTTCTGGGCACTGTATCTGGGTGTCTAACGTTGCAAAGTTTCATGTAGAATTTTACAGATCCAGACGCTGGAATAATTTCTGCATCCCTGTCTTGCTTGATCGTTCTAATATTTGCCGGCAAATCAGTTTCGTTAATCGGAAATTTAATCAATATCCTAGCTTGTTCGACACTTGTACTCGTAACTTGTCCATAGATTTTAAATAATTCTAGTGAGTCAGCCAACCCAGCATTGGCACTAGTCTTTTGTGTGCTGAGTGCTTCATCATATTGATTTGTTATTGTGTTGTCTGCAATTGCAACGTATCTTTTAATAGCCATTATTTAACACTCCCTTTGATATCGATTGTTGGAAATTTAACTTCAAATATGCCATTTAATGGGCATGCAATAAATCTACCGTCCGGAGTGATGTTAGCTGTTATATCTAGAGCAGCTTGCGAGTAAGCGCCACCATTTTGATTTAATACTGTGACGTCAGTAGTATCGGCAACTCCTTCTATCCTGTTTAAGGTAGAATACACCTCAGTGAAACTAAAAGGCTCAGCTATATCGAAGTGTCTCAGATAACGGTTTCTAAGCGTCCTCAGACACTCATCAAGGACTCTAAACTTATCATAGCCACCCTTGGTTACAATTGTGAATGAAAGGCTCAGGTTGATGATTTTGGCGTCCATAATATCCAATGTGTCATTTACCATACGATATTCATTTAGCCAAGTCTTGATATTAGATTTTATGATATCATTTGAATTTGTTAAATTTCCCTTTTTATTTTCAGAAATAACATACATGTTAAGGTTTCTCTTAAAAGAGTCTTTATCTTGCAAAACGGCACATCTCTTGACAGCGCCATATCTAGGCGGCATATTATAGACTAATGATTTATAGTCTTCTCTAGTGACTGCCCTGTTTTGTGTTGCAAAGAATGATTTTGTCCTAACTTTTAATTCTTCTGTTGTTGGTATGTTTGCGTGTCCAACAATTGGAGTATCATTGGTACACTCTAAAGATGAGCGCACTGAATTTAACTTTCCTTGATCCAATGCCGTTTGATCCTCAAAGCTATAAAGACTGCGAATGATTTGGCTCACAGATCCAACACTAGCATTTGGATTGGCACTAGAATTAACACGAAAAATTACTCTAAGAATTGTGTTCACAGGAGATACTCCAAACTTGTCACTTCCCAACAAGTTAGAAGGATCAAAGTCCGTGTTTGTGACATAATCTCTTCCAAACTGATTTAATACAATATTTGCTGGATCAACCACTTTATCAATCTTTATGTCTTCTTCAGAGCCATATCCGAAGTGCATAAATGTCTCTCCACGATTTCTTTCAAGTACAAAGCGTCTAGGCACTGCTGTTGGCTTAAGAAGCATTGGAGCAGCATCTCTGGTTGCAGAATCGCTATTTGGTATCTCTCTGTAGATCACATCTTGCGCCAAATGCTCCACTTCATAATATTCGTGCCCTTCCTTGTCAGTACACTCTAGAATTTCAGCTACATTTGAATCTCCTAGGAGTACTTTGTTAAATTTCTTAAATGATCCGAAAGTGATATTCTTTTGGACTAGTCTTCCAGAAATCACTCTTCCAGTTGCTTTGATGATGTAGTGTGTTGGTAGTCCTGTCTGTGTGTTAACTTTACCTACAACAATTTCATTAGATGCATTTCTAAAATCCACATCGTCTGTCAAAATAAAGTTTTCGCCTGCCGTTGACGCCACCTCCGTTCTTCTCTTAAGGACTGGAACATATCTTGTATCTGGGCCGAGCCCTGTTGTGTCGGCAGGCACTAGAATAAAGAATGAGACATATCCATGTGTAGATGCTCGTCCCCTATATTTGTATCCCATTTGTCTGGTTAGCTTAACAACATTATTGTATTCGTTGGCAGTGTCCAAAAATGATTCATTTGCTTGATAATCTAGATAAAAAGATAAAATATCTCCAGTATATGCCACAGTATCCATCACAAGAGAACCGAACGATGCGTCGTTAAAATCCTTATACGTATCAGGATAGTACCTTTTAACATAATTTACCAAGTCTTCCTTGATATTGTTAAAGCTTCTAGAAGTGTACTTTATAGGTACTTTTTTATTTTTGTCGTCATATTTAGCCATTTATTTCCCTCTTTATAACTGTATTCCTAAAGATCCCTGAACGCCGACTGGGCTTATATAGAATCTTATAGTAACTAACAATCCATTAGATTTCATCATCGAATCATTGCTTTCAAAAGCAAAAATAACATCTTCAATTTCAATGAAAGACATATAATCAGCTACCTGTTTTTTGATTCTTGTTTTGATTTTTGAGTGTGTGTTTGCATCATTTTGTTCAAATAAAAATCTCCTCATTCCGACTCCAAAGTTTGGATCCATTATCCTTTCACCCGGACTAGTTAACAAAAGCATTTTTAAGTTTTGCTGTACGACTTCAACGATAGTTTGATTGTTCGAAAACCCATTAATAGGATCTATTGATAATGGTAGGCTTGGAGAGTAATTTGACATATGTTGCTTCCTCAAAGATTAAATAGTGAATTTTATACTTTTTGTTCCTATTCTTCTTCTAAACGTTCTATCTGATCTAGTCCTGCAAGATATGCTGTCTGAAGCTCTTGAAGAGAATCCTCTAACTTACTAACGTTAAGGTTATATTCTTCTGAGGGTGTTCCGTCAAGCTTTCCGGGATGGAAAAACCTTTCATAATGTTTGTCCGGATGATCACCTATAATCATTTTTCTATACCTCTCTATCATAGCAACGCATTTGTTATATGCTCGTCGGCGATTTGAAATGGTGGTGTTATTTTGATGATTTATATGAAAATGTCTGTTGAAATCATTCTCAGCGTTTGAGTATACGGTATTAATATGTCCGGGAATTTGACTAGCATCTGAAATTTGAGGATCCATGTGGCCGCCTTGAAGAGTGGGGTGAAAAACTGTTCCGTCTGGGCCGTCAGCTCCATTTAATAAATCTTTGAAATAAGATCTAGGTATAGATTCATCACCTAAACATTTATCTAAGAAATACACCATATATAGTCTTAATGCAAACATTACATACACACGCCTATATACTCTTGACACTGCCTCTCGCAGTCCCATTCCATTATCGTGGGTGTTTGTATTCCAAAAAGCTTGTTCGACAGTCCAATCAGGCCGATCTTCCGGAAGGAATTTTGGGTGTGCTGTATGGCTTGTTGCCTGAACAATCCAATCATGAAAGGATGGTAGAAAGCCCAATCTGAATCCTGTACCTTGACTGAAATTGAATGTATCACCAACGCCAGCGTCTTGTTGTGCTTGGTTGTAAGCTAGCGCTAGAATTCGCCCAAGAGGTACTTCTTCATACCCATCACTGACATCCAGTTCTGCATCTGATACCGAACTGATCGATAGCCCAAAATTTCCTTGATTATTTATCCAAGTAGGTGTCAGGATGGCAATAGGGGCTGGAAATCCATCTTCATGGTGTTCTTTGCAGATAAATAAAGTGGTGCCAACATCATCTTCTCCAATACTCCCATCCAAGCAAACCCAATCTGAAACAGTCATTGGCAATTCGCCATCAAATTCGCATGCACCCCAAGCAACAACATACCTTTTCATGCTAGACTGCCATAGTGGTGTTTTCTGATCATGTGTGGCAAGAAAGGGAGCTTTATGTGGTATCCCCAGCTTTCCGCCATATGGCCACAAATCGGTTGCAATAGCACTTCTCGCATCCATTAGCGCATTATGGAAAGCAACCACGCCAGCTGCAATTCTTTCATATTTTTCTTTAGCTTGTTTGGCATTTTCAATGGCAGTTTCTGTTGCTGCAGCAATCTGCTGTTCTATAGTACCACCTTCAAACGATCCAGTTTCCGGATCTGCGTTTGGATTAAGATTCTTTCCTCTCTTAAGGTTGGCTAATTTTTTTCTTTCTTTTGGTTCTAAAAAGTTTGTAGCTAGATATAACAGTCCAAGTGGTGTGATTGGTGGGCCGGGTGCCATTGGAATTACGTTAGCCGGCAATGCTAGTAATGATGCTGCTGGGGGAGGTATATCAACACCAGCCTTATCAAATGTCTTTCTGATTGCTGAGGCTAGTTGGATGTTGTTATCAAACATCTCGGCAAAGCCTTTGATAATCATTGGCACTGTCATTAGAGCCATTTTTGCCGCTTTAGAAGAGAATTCTGGGCTGGTTGACACTTCTGATGATTGCTCCAATTGTGTCGCTCTTGTGTCTCTTTCTTCATAATCATATGCATCTTGCGCCAATGATTCTATTGCCTTTCTTATTGCAGTTTTTGTTTCTCTAAACATTAATGCAATTTCTGGCTTTATCGTCAACATTCTAGTCTGCATAGAAGAAGCTAAAAATTCTTTCATTACTGGGAGGCGAGCCTTTGATTTCAAAAAATCTAGAATCTCAGAGTCACTTCCTAATATGTGGTTAATCAACATGCTTTTGTTTTTATATTTGTCCTTAAAGTTTTCTGTGACATGATTTGGTATACCTTCTCTCATTATAGCTAATGGCAAGATCATGAATCTCCTTTCGCCGGGCTTGTTGACGTCCATTATAACTTCATAAGAAGCATCTTCTATGCTATAAGTGATACTTTCCCAAGACATGCCAGATAATTCTACAGGATCTGCCCAGACGACAGACTCATATAAAGTATTAACGGTGTCAACAAAGCCAAATCCCGGACTTGGGTTGTCTGCTGGTGGTGGTTGATTAGCTGTTTTTACTTCGTATACATAACAAAATTTAACAACTACATCATAATCAGAGTTGCTTAAAATCTCACTTGAACTAGCCTCAGCCTCAGCAAAAGTTTTTTCCGGTTGAGATCGTTCAACATACTCTTCATGCTTTTGGACGGTTCTTTGTATGACAAATCTAGATCTAATTTTTTCTCTTTTTTCTGTTGATGCTGCATAAAGATCACGATCTGGTTGCATATATTTTCCCAGAGAATTAGCAATAAGATGCCCCAAATCTTCTCTCTTTCCTAATGTGGGTGTATCCATATCCCATTCGCAGTTTTTTAGAAAAGCGGCATATACTGACTTTTCTGCTTTTCTAAACAGTTGATCAAAGTTACTGGAAATATCTTCGTACATTTCTTTTACTGCTTCTTTAAATCGTGGAGGGGTTACTGCAGTGTCTATATTGGATATTTTTGGTAAACTCTCCCCAAAAGCCTTTTTATATTCCGGACGAAACACACTTTCATAATATCCTTCAGAATATTTTGAAATTTCAGCTAACATATTTGAAAATATTGTATCACAATATTCGTCATCTGCTTCCAAGTTATAAAACTTATCATACATAAAGCAGCCTCTAACTATCTCTTCGATCACAAAAATCCTAATAGTCAAGTATATGAGCCTTTTGATCGAAGACATCTCCAACTTATTGTCATCTTCAGTGAAGGAACATTCAGCTTTATATTCGTCTTTTGCAGAGTTTTTTGCATCTTGTAATTTTAACAAGTTTATGTCTTCGTCATCGATCACAAATGCTAACATATCGCTAGTGTTAAATAATTTAGTTTTTGACATCATCCTTCCTAGTTGTTCAAAAATAGCACCAACTATTCTTGCAGCAAACGGACGAAAATCTTCGTTAGTTTCGGTACCGACTTCTTCGTTGAAATTTATTCTAGCATACATACTAGAATCATAGTTGAGAAAACTAGTATTCAAATCAACAATCTTCTGAATCTTATCAAATGAGTTTTCTGGAAATGTCACAAACGGTGATTCATTAAAACTATTTATTATTGCATCTCTGATATCACCAACTATTGACTGTTGGGTTGTGGAGT